GTTGAGTGGTGCCGTGCACTACCTCAATGTACTTCCCCCAGCCGCCATGCACGCCCGCCAGATACTCCTGCACATCAACCAACGCCCCGCCCGTCGCATAGCTGGCAAGATTTTGTGTCGGATAGTTACACGCGAAATTCTCGATCTTCTTGCAATACCACCGGTAGCGTTGTTCGCCGTCCTCGGAGTCCGCAAAGACATACGGCGGAAGGATCGGCACCGGAATAGACACGCCGGGGATTGACGTTTTTACACGCCCGTGCTGCCACACATAAGCTTTGCGGGACTCCAGCTCTTCATAAATTTCGGGAAACGCATGGAAGAACTCATCAAAATGCGACTTCGCTTGCTCCATCGTCAGCTCTACGCCGTCCAGCGCCTGGTTGTACCGGTACAGCCCTACACTCATGTTGTAGGTAATCGCCAGCACAATCGCCTTGAGCTGTTTATATTTCGGATGCTCACGGTCTATTTTGCCCCACCCCAGATATCGCTCACCAATAAGGGGATACCCGCCTTCTACCAACGCCTCTAGAAACTTCTTGCACCCCGCCTGCCATGCGAACAGCCGCGCTTCCAGGTTTTTGTAGTCGTTGGACACCATCCGCCCGGTGGTAAACCGGGACCGCACCACATCCCGCGCGTCAGCAGGCCAGTTCTGAATCGCTGGCTTGGTGCTTCGTCGGTGGGTCTTCGGCACCAACAGCAAATAGCGCGGATAAAAGAAATCATTGTCCTGCTTCAGCTTCAGCGGGCGATGAACAAACAGCGTAAGATAGTTGTGCACCTCCTTTGCTTCCAAAATCCGCAGTATCTTTTTCGTCAGCCGGGGCAACTTTTTCACTTTCTTCGCGTTCACCTCCAGCTCGCCCTTGTCCGTGAACCCGAGATGCTTTTCCAGGTAGGGACGTGGGTGAATCGCCAGCAGCATTTCCCGCAACCGGTTGTCGTTGGTCACATCCTCCAGGGTGATGCCCCCGGTCAGCAGCCCCGCCAGGCGTTGTGACATCTCCTGCTCTTTTTGGTAAAGTTTGGGAACATCCAGCTTTAGCCCGGCCACCTCCACCGCAAAGAACGCCCGCTGCAAGTCGTAGGTGAAGTCCAACAGCCGCCGTTGATCAGGGCTGGCGTCGTGTTCGTATTGCGCCAACAACTGCTGGCTGGTAAACGTGTCCTTCCCGCAATAGTCCAGCAACTGATCAGGATCCAGGGAGTCGGACTGGTCGTCATAAATATACCCGCTCAGCCGCGCCAGCACTTTCAGTTCCTTGCTTGGAGCTTGTGGCTCCAAAAGCCGGGCAGCTAGGACTGAGTCCTTAAGCCGAAAATCACGGGCGAGCGGAATTCCCCATTCAACCATTTTGTGCAGGTCGGCGATAACGTTATGCCCCACGTAGGCAGTATCGGGCGGCAGCTCAGACAGCACCCGCCGGGCCACCTCCAGGCTATGGGTGCCATACAGTTGCCCTGAGTGTATCCAGCTTCCGCACCGAAACGCCTCGTTTTGGTCGGGATATTTGTCCCTTCGCCACCACTCAAAGTCCACCGGGAAATCCATTATTTGCACTCCTTGGCGGCTTCCTCAAACTCCTTGCGGAGCCGGGTGGGCTCCTCGGTCAGCTCCTGCATGCATCGTGCATCCTGCACGTAACAAGCAAGGAATTTATCAAACGCCCGGTCTTCGGCGGCAACCAGCGCTTCCGCAGCACGGGTTGCTTTCTTACATGCAATGTGATGCCGACCCGTAGCCCGACCGCGCAGGGCTAACAGCGCAAGGGCAACAGCCAAGCAAAGCAGGTCTAGGCGTGGTTGAGAGCCAACGTTCCGGCTCATATGGTCCGCTCCACCAGCCGAACCATCCGCTCTGTCAGCCCGGACTGGATCGACATAAACGCATCTAGCAACTCTTGATTGACCCTCCGCAAACGCCCTACCTCATTCGCCATGTCTTCTTGGTCGGTCCGGTACTCATCAATGACAAGCCCATACTCCTCCAAGGCGTCCGTCAGGTCGGCAATAACCCCAACCAAATAATCAATAGTTTGTTGGTGGTGTTGTGGGTGTTGTTGTTTGCGTGGCCCGCTAGAAATACAATCAATCATTTTTTCTCTCCTTTCGCTTCTTTAGCTTCTTTCGCTTCTTTAAGAATTTGCAAAATCTTTGCGGCCCGATCCTGGCACGACACAATCCGCTCAGTCCGCAACAGCGCAAACGTAAGCTGATCCCTCACCCAGTCTTCGTGTAGCTCATCTTTCGTGGTATCAATGCCAAGCATTGCGGCAAGATCATCCATCCGGCTCATGACAGCACCTTCATTTCCGGAAACGCCTTCGGCTGTACGCCGTCGATGTAGTTTTTTATTTGCTTGTAGATAAAATGCAGAAACCCTATGTCCTTCTTCGCCAGCACCGCCCGTGGACTGTACGACACCAGCACGTGCGTTCCGTCCACGTCCACCACGTGGCCTATGTTCGCCTTCACCTCCGCGCCATTCTGGCGCAACACCGCGCTGGCCGCCTCACCGCCTAACGCCACCACAAACTCTGGTTTGAGCGCAGCAATGTCTTGGTGCACGAACGCCCCGCACAGCTTCACGTGCTTAGCGCCAGGCTTGTCAGGAGCGTAACACCGGACCGCGTTGGTAAACGCCACCTCGTCCTTGGTGAACCCCAGCTTTTTGAGAACTTCACCGATGAAAAGGCGCTCAGCCGAACCAGTAAACAGCTGTCCGCATTCGTCATCGGTCACGGTGGGACTCGCCCCCACCACCAACACCCTCGGGGTTGCTGAACCGTGGGGAGCCTGAAACGGCGTGTAGCACCGCTGGTCCTTAAACCGCTGGCACTCTTGGCAGCGGTAATTCTGCGCCGACGGCGGCTGTAACGCCGAATCAGCTAGTTGCTGTTTCTTGGTTATCCGCGGGGACTTCTTCGGTGTTGACGGTGATTGCTGTATCGCCATAATACCCCGGTATAATGGTAAGAAAGTGATCGTCCGGCTTGTCTTCATCGAAAGGGTCTGGCACCAGGTCAACCATTAATCACCTCAAATTCATCTTCTTTCAAGCTGTACGGCACGCCCTTGGCGTCAATCATGACGTAATACTCCCTATCTTCGTCCCCGAGCTTCGACACATGTCGGCTGCTGAACTGGAGCTGATCTCCTGGGCGCAGCTTCGGGTAGCACGGAATCACTTTCGTTACCTTGACCGTAGTGTTTCGGGTGAGGTTTGGCATCGAGATATCTCCCTTCTGGGTCGGTTCTAATAAAGATGTTTTCTGGCAAGCCGGGCCGCCTGCCGAACACGTCAAGCTGTATCTCTCCCATCCTCCGCCACAACCCAATAAATAAGTCCATGTACGCCTGACGCTGGGTGCGGTCTTCGGCCAGGTCCGCTGGCGTCACCATGAACTTCTTGTCCGCCGTTTCTTTGATGTTCTGGGCGGACACCTGCGAGTCCGTAAACACAGGAATCTTGTACAGCTTCGCAAGCTGCCGAAGGCGCTTGAAAATCGCCTTGAGGTCCCACCGCGTTTCGCGGCTGCGTTTGATCGGCTCCAGCTCTTCGGCTCTGTCCACGATCAACAAGTCCGGCCTTACTTTTTTGATGGCGGACTCGATGTCGACCACAGTTGCGCCAAAGGAGTTAAAATCCGCAATAATATAGTTGTCGCGCCGAGCGAGATCAGGATTGAGACGAGCAGAAATATTACAGACATCAGCATATCCATAGTCAGCCACCGTAATGTAAAGAATCCGCTTGTCCGGATTCCGGTTTACCAGGTTTACAAAAAAGTTAGACTTGCCATGTTTGGGCCGGGCAGCCACAATCACTAGCTCGTCGTTCAGACCTTTCACCAGAGCATCCAGCTGTGGGATGTTTGTCTGCATCATGTAGGTCGCATCCACTCCGTGTTCTGGTGGAGCAACGACTTTGATGTAATCATCCACCACCCCGCTTCCGCCCATATCCAAATATTTCTGGAAGACAGACAGGTCATAAACCCCCGTCGCTAACTGATTCGACGATTCGTCCATCAGCCGCCGCAAAATGCTGTGATGATGGATGGTTTCCAGCACCGTCGGCTCTGGCACATACGCCTCTACCTCTTCCAGCAGGTCGAACGTTTCCTTTTTCGGGTCATACTTGGTCTGGCATATCTTTTTGATATGCTCATAATTCAGCGGCGGCTTGTCACCCCGCTTAAGCATGTAGGCCACCGTGTTGTATAGCGGCAAGCCAGCGGGCGTGAACGCCAAGCTGTCCACCCCTTCAATCGGCAGCTCGCCGTTGATGGCCAGGTGTAACAACTCTTTTTCCAAGTCCGAGATACTCCTCTCCAGCGGCAAACCGCAATATTTGCCGCTTTATTGAATTTTCCGGCCAGCCTAGGACTACGCACGCCTCATCAACAATGTCTTCCCAGTCAGGGCAGGTTTGTTGCCACTCCCCCGGGTGCCGACTTGCCTGATACATCAATGCGCCCAGCATAAGCACGGCGCTTTTGGACTCTGTATCAAGCTCCAGAAACACCGTAGCCACCTCCTGCTTATCCTGTCCCGTCCAGTCCACAAACGCATGCAGTCCTTGCCACGCCACCTCCGCTATTTTTGTCTCTCCGATATCCATCGACTAAAATAATCCACTCTTTCATCAGTATTTTTGAAGTCACAAACGTCCTTCTTGCCAAGCGGCAGACGAATCAGCCGCGCGCGAAACATGTATTTCGCCAACCGGCCTACGGCCTTAATGCCTGGCAGGTCGTTGTCCGGCACGTAATAAACCTTGTCCGGATTGACCACTAACCCACGTAATGCCTGAATCCGCTCAAACGTGATGTTTGAGCCTAACACACTCGCCGCCCGATAGCCGTCGCTAGCTAAGGCCAACGCATCAGTTGTCCCCTCTACAATCACCAGATGATCGAGCCGACTGGCCGCCCCAGGAAAGTAAATCGCTGCTTTCAGCGCCATGCCAGCGGGAAACATAAAGCGTGTTCCTAGCGCATCCGCCGCTGCCGGGTCAGTAATCCGCTCCTGGTAGCCCAGGACGTTGTGTGTTACGAAACACAACCCGCGCGGCGTGTAATAAACAGCGTATTGGGGCTGCACGGCCTGGCGGGTGAGTCCGTGACCGGCTAAGTACGCAATGTGATGGCCTGCCGGCGCGTCTTGCCGCACCGGAAAATCACCCAGACCGAGTAGTCTTTTTTCTTTGTCTACGCTTGGTCGGCGGGGATACAGGTTGCGGTATTGCACTAATCACCTCTTCCGTTTCTTCCATGGCGGCATCCTCCTCAGCTAGGAGAATGTCCGCCGTTTGCGTCATCAACATGTCCGAAACATCAGCAGTCTTCCGCGTTTTCTCCTCCTTCCCACGACAACCGGAATTGTCGTTCTTGTATTTTGTTGAAGTAGTATTCTTCAACGTGCTCCCAGACCAGCTTTCGCAAGGTCATGTCCGAAAGCATTTCGTCGTAGGTAGAATCTTCCCACGGAAAGTATTCGTCCACGCTTATGCCCCACTTGGATAACTGCTGGACATAGTAAACGTACAGTTCGGTTGGCGTAAGCTGGTCGCGTGGGGGAGCCACGAACGAATGATGCCCCGCACTCCAGATTGTGGTGCGTTCTACCATGCTCTGGAACTCAATGAGTTCCGGGTTTCGGACTACCGTAACGGGCACGTCTTGTCCGCCGATGGTTCTGGTCTCTTCGGTGTAGGTCAGCCCAGATGTTTCAGGTCCACGACGTAAACGAGTATTACTCATGCTCATCAACCCTCACAATGATGACGAAGTTAAAGCGGTCTCGCCGTTTTTGCCAGCGCACCAACTCACGGTGAGTTGCGAGACCGTTCATTGGAAAATACTTACTTACCGTATGCCGCCACAACTCAGTAGTTCCACCATGTACCCTCACCAGCTCTTTCACCAAGTCGTTGTAGTAGACAAATTCGCCCGGCTCTCCAACCGCCGCTAACACCTTGGCAATTTGAGCAGGTCGAGTAACCGCCACCTCAACAACAGGCGGTTGCTCCGATAACTTGTGCACCACAAGCAAGCAGATTCCCTCCTCTGAAGCTTAAGCCAGCGCTAGCTAGACCGTTAGCTAGCGAAGATATACGCTAGATGTGTTCCGCCGCACGCATCGAGCGTGCGGCGAAACAGCCAGCACTAGCTATCTTCATGCTAGTAATAATAGGAAAATCGAGTGTTGTATGGTTGGACAACTCGATACAACACCATCCAACAAGGCATATTTCCTAACCTTTTCGGGTATCGCCGGTTTTGCTTTCGCTTTTCCGATTTTTGAGAAACGAACGCAACGAAACGGTGTCCCTGAGGTAGTCAAGCATCGCCTCACGAACAAAATTGGGGTTGACGATATGCCTTTTGCGGGGTATAGGTTTACTTTCCACCGGAGTTTTCCTTTCTCAGGCCAGAGACTAGGGTTGATTATCGGTGGCCACGGGGCGGGTGCGGGAACACCCACCCCGAAACCGGCTATATTGCCTATTTCTTGCTTTTGTCAAGCAATGTCTGTTCAGGTAAAATATTAGCGCAGCTAATACCTAACGTGCTATTTGTGTTTCTCCAGCATGGTCGCCAGCGTTTGCGTTTTTTGCGATGACCCTCTGCTAGACCCAAAGTAGTAACTGATAATGGTGGTCCACCCTGTAGCTACGACACCCAACAGCGTAAACAACAAATTGCGGACACCCTCTTGGGTAGTGAACCTGTCGCCAACAAACAACAGCAACACGATGAGCAGAAAGAACGCGCCGGTTACCCCATACGCAAGATATCTGTTTGTGTCTTCGTTGTGCTGGACCTGGCGCGCGCGACAGGCAGGGTCATCAGTTGCAGACAAAATCTCCTGCTTTAGAGTATCAAACATTTGTGGATCGATTGCGGGCATAAGCTACACTCCTATACGTAGTTAAGCAGCTCGACGGCGCGTGCAATCCATCCACGCAGAAACGCCAACTGACTTTGGTCTTTCACGACGATATCGGCAACCGCTTTCAGTCGGCGTCCCAATATCTTGCGCGCCAGCCGGTCTTGCGCCGACACATCGAGGGCGTCAAGCGCCTGGCGTGATGTTGGACCCAACACCCCATCCGCTACCACCCCTAGCTCTTCTTGCAGCCAGCGCACCGCCCGGCTAACGCCATGCAGCACGCCAGCATCGACCAGCATTAGCCGAAGTTTGTCACTTTTTGTGTAGTTGAAGCCGGGGGCGCGTATATACCATTCCTGGTATATGGCGCGGGCTTCAGGGAGCGTCAGCGACTGGACTTCCTCTGGCGTGGCGTCTCGTCCGAGATTTCGCCAGCGGCCCAGCGCAGACGTGGTAATGCCGAAATTGGTAGGACCACCACGGTCAGCGGGATGGTCAACGAACCCCCCTTCAAACGCCAATACAATGTCAACAATCTGTTTGTCCGTCATTTGTCCTCCTATCCGTTCAGAATGAACTATTAGTTTAGCTAATACTTCCGACAGCAGGCTTATTGTCTAGCGGATTCCACGCCACCGGCGCGCCAGCCGACAGCCAGTCTTCGACGAGCCTTTCCGAATCCACGATGTAATCACATTCCGCGATAGTTTCACTCCCTGGTATCGGTCGCCACTCGATGAGTATGTACCGGTTCAACGACGCTGGCGGAACTACAACTTGCGCGTCAGTGGCGTCGGCCAAAGCGCCGCCTGCACGCCGCGCCTGAGCATCGTTCAGCGTACACGTCAGGTGAGACTGGCGGCTTGCCGGACAGAACTGAACGGCTTGGATGGTTGCACCTAGCTGGACTCTGGCCGCGTCGAGTGCGCGCGGATCACGGTCCCGCCGGTCTACAACCACCCATGCCCCATCTTCTCCAACAAACGTTACTGAGAATTTCATAGCAACCCTTTGGCCCGCCTTTCGGCGGGCGGGTTATAGGTTATTGGCTGTCGGTGCCGTCTTCTTCTGAAGAAGCCATAGGCTTATAGCCGGACGGCGTCCATTCTGCCTGAGCACCAGCGGCAAGCCAGTCTTCCACCAACTGCGCGGCATCAATGTCGTAATCGCATGCCGCAAGGGTCTCGTTGTCTGGAAGGGGCCGCCAGTTAACCAGTACGTACCGATTTAAGGCAGCCCTAGGCACCACCACTTCCGCCTTGAAGGCGTACCCAAACGCGCCCGACGCGCTACACGCACGCCTGGCCTGTTCTTCAGATACAGCGCAGCAAACTTCAAAGCGATAGCAGCCCAACGGCTCCGCTATGTGCGCAATTTGTGGTCCCAACTGGGCACGCGCCCCATCAAGGGCGCGCAATCCGGCTGGAGCATCCGCAATCTCAACCACGTAATCACAACAACTAGAGCCACGAAACATGACAGAAAACATACTTGGTTCCTCCGTGCCCGTATTTGCGGGCGGTTAAAGATTAACAAGACTCTACTGCTGCCTTCAGTTCGGCGAGGGCATCGCCGAACTGGCCCGTATCATTGAGCCACATAATTTTGGGCACCGCTTTTGCGACAGGCTTAAGGCCTTCAGTAGTAAAAACCCTGTCCAGGTCCATAAACGTTGGAAAACCATAAAGAGATGACGATGAAAACAATGCGCGCATGAACGCGCCCATGACGCATACATGCTCTGCACATGCCTGACCCTGGGGACATACCTTGTCGTGCGACGGGCACGCCATAACTTGCCCATTCTCGACCGCCCATTGCACCGCTCCCAACGCATCTTTCAGTTCGCCTTTCGTAATCATGGTAAGCTCCTTTCTTTCCGCTGGATTGTTAGTTACTAATGCGATTGCCTCTCTCACGCCATATCTGCCGTCAGACATGGCAGCTAAAATTTTTTCCGTTTGTGTCATGCGTGCTCCTTTCGGCGGGCTGGTTTTGGGTTTCGGGTTACTCTTCATAATGCCAATGATAACGCATCACTCACTGTGTGTCAAGTCGCCAGCCCCCTCCGTCCCTGGCTTCTATCAGCTATGGGCCGTTTGCTTTCGGACGGCATCCGGTTAGCGTGACATGGTCACGCCGCCGCCAGCTTTTGCAAGCACCAGCTAGCGCCGCAAAAGCTAGTCAACATACTAAACCTAAGCATTGATGTTGACGTAGTCAACCCAGCATGTAGCGCGGAGTGCCGCCGGAAGTGACGCGAAATGCCGCGCCGAATAGCTATTAAACGTCCCGATTTCGTTTCTTTCGCTGGCGCTAGCATGTCATCCGCTAACCACTCGCCGGCGCAAGCAAGCAAGCACAACGCAGAAAAGGCTAGTCATCAGGGTAAAGAAAGACAAGCATGCCGCTAGAATGCTAGAACACTAGAAAGCTCTAGCGTGAGATGCGCTAGACGCGCCAGAATGCCAGGAAACCGCTAGGCAGCTAGACAGACAGAAACCCAGGCAGAAACCGCGAAGAAAGACAGAGCAAGACAGAAAGAAAGAGAGAGAGAGAGAGAGAGAACGCTAGGGAGAAACCTAGGCAAACCTAGACAACGGCAAACAAAAATGAAAAAAGGCTCCTCCCCTTTTGGGGGAGGAGAAAGGAAGGAATGTGGGGAAGGGAAATGGGGAAGGGATTTAAGGAAGGACTAGGAGGAGGAAGATTCTGATGCCGTCTCTGGTGGCTCCCATTCAAGGGGAGCGCCAGAAGCAATCCAGTCATTTATGAGCCGTTCCGTGTCCACGTCACAGTCGATTCGTGCACACGTAGGCGTGCCAGGAGCGCGCACATAGCTACAGACAACGTAGCGGTTCAACGAATGGGCAGGCACCACGACAGTCACGTCCCAGCTATCGGCAAACCGAGAGCAAGCCATCCTGGCTTGCTCCTCATTGAGAGAGCACTTGGCAGTGAACTTAACAAAGCTTCTGTGCCGTTCGATCTTTACTATGTCGGCTCCAAGCCGATTACGCGCCGCGTCTAGCGCGCGCAAGCCGGCGATTGGCTCAGCCATCCGCACAACACAACCATCATACTCTGAACAACGAAACTCAACGCTAAACATAATTTATTCCTCCTGGCTCGCCGAAAGGCGAGCGGTTAAATAGCTAATGTTAATTGACTTCGGCGATAACTTTTTCTAGCTGGCGCAATGCGCCATGCAGAGCTAGCGCAAAGCGAGCACTCACTAGCCCACGCCTATAGGCGCTAGCAGCTAGCTTTTGTGACTTTCTCAATGCCGCGTAGTCCATCAACGCGGCAAACTCGTCGTGAGCACACTTGGCACACAAATTGCGAATTTCAACGCTTCCCTCGCCACAGTGTTTGCACATAGCTTTCTCCTTATGTGACGGATAATGGTTTATGCGTCTCAAGCCAGCCAGTTATGCGAACCGTTCAAATACCAATTCGCAGAACGGCATGCCATTGTCCGTGTCTGCATACAACGTATGGTCTGGTTCGCCAGACCACACAAGCCCACGCTCGCCAACGGCAATAGCTAGCTGCCGCTCTGACGGCACGTAATCGACAAACTCCCTGTCTGTGCCCACGTTGTAAACGTGGGCTCGGCACTTTATGGTCACTTCGCCAACGACAAAACTGTCATTGACGAAATACCCCTCATCTTCGTTCCCCCACACATCGTATGTGCGGAGTGTGTAGACACGTGTCTTGGTTTTGGGATAGCGTGTTGTTGTTGCCATGGTCAGTTTCTCCTTGCTCCCTGCCAAACGGCAGGGAGCCGGCTACTAGGGTTTCGGTTATTGTCTATCACTTAGTGGCTGCTGCTGGTGACCATTCTAGCGGAGCACCAGCAGTAATCCATGCTTCCACAATATCGGCGCAACGGATACGCGGAGTACACTCCGCTCTGGTTTCGCTTCCTGGCTGGAGCCGCCATTCAGCAGTCACGAACTGGGTCAATGCTTCAGGCGGTACTGTGACTGCCGCCTGGCGAGCTTCGCCAAAGACTCCGCTCTTGACGAATGCGCGCCTTGCCTGGGCTTCAGACACGTCACAACAAATCTCGAACCTGCAGAAATGCGAGGACGGACGCATGATAGAGTCTACTTGTGGACCTAGAATCGCTCTGGCGTTATCGAGTGCTCGAAGACCATCGGGATGGGCGAAGTCGATAACATAAGCAACGGAATTGCTACGGAAAGTGACTATGAACATGATTAGAACCTCCTGTGAGAGTTAAGTTTGCGTTAGTAAGGCGTAGGCATTTGATCGGTTTCGACCAGCCATTTAAGGCCAAAGAGAATAGCCTCACCACACTTAACCGCGTGGTCAGGGAAAGCTCGGTACCCATAGTTGTTCGCCTCTGCCATAAGCATGCGAACGATTTCGATTGCTGCCAACTGTTCGCTCTTGCTTAGCTGCTCCAGTTTATCCATGGTCATTCCTCCTGCGAGTTTTATTTGCTTGACTTGTTTATCGTCGCTACTTGCGGAAACTTTAATTTCCGTCTCACAAGTTTTCAAGTAGCGCCTGCCGCATTATGCTGCAATGTGCATGCCAGCGGAAACTGGTTGACACACTTTGCGAGAAACAACAAAACAAACAGCTAGTTAGATTCTAGCGCGTCAACAGGTTTAGCAGGGTGAGTGACAAAATTGTGACAAAACTGCCGTAAATTTTTTGACATTCCGGCGAAAAAGTGACACTTGCTGGCGCTAGCTGGCGCGTTGCTGACTGGCGTGAAAAAAAAAATATATCGCGCGACAAATACCGCCAGCTCTGGCGCTAGCTATCGCTGGCGAATGTGATGCTAGCCAGAGATCGCGGCTTGCCGGCATGACGCAAGGTTTTAGTCACGCTAGCGCCAGCTAGAAACAGCTAGTCAACGTCAACCAGTTATCACGCTAGCGATATCACTAGCTGTGACTGGCATGTCTGATAAGAAACAGTATGTCAAACGCCAACGCCATAGCTAGTGGCTAACTAGCGATGGCTACACAACATATTGTGGTGGCTAGTTCTAGCTTATCGGCGTAGTCACTGGCTGTGATGGACCAGGCCCCCCGGGGACCCGACCCCGGCCCGCCGATTTTTTGGATAACGTGCCAAAAGACAGCTCCAAAAAATTTTCAAATGAGTGTCAAACCACGCCAGACCCAGCCACGCCCGGGCACAAGCTAGAATCAAAGTCGCGCTGGAGATATCACTAGCTAACCATAGATCACCGCTAGAGCGACGCGATTCTAGCTTGCTTTCCCACCCGCCGCACCCTTCTGGTGTCAACGGGGCTTGCCGGGTGTCACCTCGTGACACCGGCCAGTAATTCAATTCAATACACAAACCAAGCCGGCGCCAACTCAGCGAAAAACCAGCAGAAATTCAGACACACCAACGCCAGCCAACAATCCCTTCGGCCCAGCCAGCCAACCGCCAGCGCAAACCAAGCAGACTCTACAGGCCCTTTGGGAGGGCCTGACCGTCGTGCCGCCAGCCAAGCCGATAAGCCAAACCGCTAGACCAAGCCGGCCGGACAAACGGCCCGCTAGACAGGCTAGACAGCCCGGCAGGCCAGCCAAACCGATACGCCAGGCCAGCCAGACAAACGAACAGACAAAAGAACAGACAAACGGCACGGCCAACAGCCAGCCATCGCTGACCAGCCAGCGCCGGCTAAACGGGCCAACTCACTCCCGCCAGCGTGCTTGCCGCGCCATCGAAAAAAACAAACGCTGTTTTAGATCCCTCGATGCAGGTTAGCCGGTTCCTAAAAAACTACTTGACACGAAATGAAAATTCTCTCGATATAACAGGTAGTTGGAATTTCTCGTTTGTCAAAATTCTAACCCTGCGCAATAACAAGGGAATCTCATTTACCTTGTATGAAGTAGACAAGTATTGAAAAACTGGCTAACTCTTTGAAAACACTGGATTATTTGCACACCGCATTTTTCGCAAAAATGCGTGTGCTATAATAGCTATAGATAGCTAGTAATAGCTAGCGCTAGCTAGTTAATCACTAGCTAGTCATTATTGATTTGTTCTAGCTCACTTGATGTTCGCTAGAACATCAAAGCTAACGTTAGCTATCTCTAGCTAGTGATAGCTAGTATTAAGCTAGCGTTAGCTATTACTAGCTAGCGATAGCTATTACGCGCGCGCTAAAATAAAAAATAAAATATATCCCTGTTTGTTTAGTTATATCACTGTTTGGTTGTGTACACACCTGCATGGGGAGGGTAGACCCTGCTTTGGTGTGACTTCGTGACTTCGTGTTTGTGAGCATTTTGTGAGAAAGGGGCGTCATGCCACGCAAGAAAAGCCTGAAGCTGATTAAGCAGTGTGACGCACCGGCATATGTCGGGGTAGCACTGAACACCCTTAAAAAATATGTAAAGCGCGGGTTTCTTCCCGCGCCGATGCAGCAGCCGGGCGAGTCGGCCAAGTTTTGGTTGCAATCCGACCTGGACCAACTCAAGTTAAACCTGGACAAGATCAAGGGCCGCACCGGCGATGAGGCTGCAAAATCACTTGGTGTGACGCCGGTGCCACAACCGGTCGTGTTCCATGCTCCGACCGACATCGTCGAAGACTACGAGCCTGAGACTTCTGGTGGACCGCCGATTGCGACATCGCCAACGGTAGAGGCGGGGCTGGCGGTCGCTGCTGGCGTGCCGGGGAAGTTTTCGCAAGCCCAGGCGGAAGTCTTGCTCCGTGAGCAAATTTATGAAATGTCCAGGCGGAATAAAATCGTCAAGCGTCTGTTTGAGCACGCGCTGTCTGACTCTCCCACTGTCAGCTTAGCGGCGATTAAGGAAATCCTGTCACGGATTGTTCCTACGCTGAAAACCAACCAAATCATCAAGGGAGAATCAGAAGAGCAGGCGCATAAATCTGAACGCACGCTTCGTGCGCTGGAGATTATCGCGCAACGCATGCAGCGCATGCCGGGTAGTCCTTCACGGACAATACCTGTCACCCACGCGGACTATAGAGTAATAGAGGAATAACGTCGTGAGGGACTACTCGTTTGTATTCGACACTGAGGACGTTGAGCTGCGCCGCGAACTCATGCGGGAACTGGGCCGGACAGACCTGTTCTTCTTCTGCAAGTACATCCTCAACATGCGGGACCTGGAAGAACGCACCGACATCCACCACAAATTGTGCTACCACTTCGACGAGCTGAGCACGCGCGGCCACGAGGGCCGGATGTGTGTCATGATGTTCCGGAACAGTTTCAAAACCTCGCTAGGGATAGGCTGGTTAATCCAGCAGCTCACCGTCAACCCGAACTACCAGATCGGCATTGGGTCGGACATCGAGAAGCGGGCGCAAGAACGGCTGTTGGACATGCGGAATATCATCGAGCACAACGAGCTGCTCAAAACGCTCTACCCGGAAGTCTTTTTTGAAGACCCGCATGCGGAGTCTGATCTCTGGACGAACTCCGCGTTTAACGTGAAGCGGGGGAAAGCCGGAGAAGTAACCGGCGGATTCCGCAAGCCCAGCGTAAGCTGCTTTGGCCTTGACCCGCTGCCTACCGGGTCACACTACGACGTAGTGCTTATCGACGACATCGAAAACGAGTCCAATTGCGCTGACGAGGACCAAATCGCGAAGCTCACCCGGAACTTCAAAGCGTTTCTACCCACGCTCAACCCAGGGTGCATCTTGGCGCTGCTCGGAACGGTCTATTGCGAGAACGGACCGAACACGTTCTATCAGTCCAAATGGTTCACGTACAAGCGTCCGTGCTACGACAAATACGGCGAGCCAACGTTCCCGTCGCGGTGGGACCGCGATGCCCTGGAAAAAATGAAGCGGGACATGGACGATGACTATTTGTGGCAAGGCCAGTACCTGCTCAAGCCCGCGCGGCGGACGGACTTATTTTTCTACCCGTTTACTGACGTGCGGCTGAATCGCTGCCGGTTGCTCAACACGCACGCCAACCCGGTCATCGTGGCTGGACAAGGGAAGGTTGTAGAACTGCGTGATTGTTTTATCTACATCCTGGTAGACCCCGCTGGCGGCATGTCGGAAGAACAGCACCAGGCTCAGCCCAAAGTCCGGGCCGACACGTGCGGGTTTGCTGTCCTGGCCGTAGATAAATCAAACACCTGGTACGTGTTGCGGTTGTGGCGACAATTCTTAAGTGACGAGCAGCTTGTGGACAGACTCTTTGCGCTGGACGCGGAATATCATCCGTATTTGTTCGGCATCGAAAAGATGCCGCACTTAGACAGCTTCTTGCGGAGCCAATTCCAGCTACGCGGCAAGTCTCTCCATATTTCGGAACTCAAGCCCCGGAAGCGGTCGAAAGCGGACCGTATCCGGGCGCTCAAGCCGCTGTTGCCGTCGATGTATTTTGATGAGTCCCACGCGCTGCAGTCTGAAACGGATTTCCATAACTGGCACACCGAGCAGGACCACGAAGACGACCACCTCGATGCGCTGGCCTACGCCATTGACGTATGCCGTCCCCCGCAGCCGGACCAGTTGCACGCCTGGCAGAAACACCGCGAACAATCCGACGACCGGGAACGGCTCAACCAATTACCGCCGAATGAGCGCAAAGAATGGGAGTTTATCGAGCGGACCTATTTTCGTGATCCGGCAGAACTCCGGATGGAAACCGAACTACAGGATTTTTTTGCATGAGACACTGGCTAGTCAAATATGTATTAAAGGCGATTTCGGACCTGGTCTCGCATGTCACGGCTGAGCGTGAGGCGCTGATAGCCGCCTATCGTGAAGACCTGAAGCCCATTAAGGAAGCCAACGTGAAACTCCTGGCGCATGTGTTGGCGCTCAAGGCGGAAATCAAAGACCAGCATGACCGGCATGAAAAAGCGCTGAAAGAAAAGGACCAGCAATATCATGCCTTGTTGAGGCAATTTCTGGCTGTGGCGTTGCAAAAAGAATCGCGGTCAGCCCCATCGACGCCGGTTCATCAAGCGACGCAGGAGCTTATTAGCTTTGGCGTGTTTGATGATCTGCCGCCAGGCGATCCACGCGGGTATACCCGCGAAGAACTTTTGATAGGAGGATACCAAGAGCCGACCCATGATCGATCCCAAACTGAGGAATAAGCAGTCCAAGGTCTACGATCATTGCGAAACAAAACTGAAACAATATGCCCGGCTCAAGATGCACTTAGACCGATTATGGTTTACCTCCATCTTGTTCTACAAAGGCGAGCAGTGGATCACATTCGACACATCGTTAGGCCAGTTCCGCAGAACCAACCAGCGGCGCGTTATTCCCCGGCCGGTGACGAACCGGTTTGCCGCCGCCGCTAATAGCCAGATTTCCGCACTGAGTAGGTTTGATCCGAAAATACTCTTTGCCCCGCAATCGGACAGCTACGAAGATCTCACCATGGCGAAGGCTGCCGTGGACATCATTAAGGTGATCGACGGCGAGATCAACCGTGAGAATCTCAAGGCGGAGATGTTGCCGTGGTATGTTATTACCGGGAATGTCTTTGAGATTTGGGGCCATGATGCGTCAGGCGGCGGCATGAAGACGGTGGTGGAAACCCGGTGCTCACAGTGTGGGCTGGAAGACACGCGCGAGGAAAATGAGGAGCCGGGGATTTGTCAGCAGTGCGCGGAAGCCGAGGGCCTACAAAGCTTCATGCTGGACGTAGTGGGGCCAGACGGTCAGCCAGTGACCCGCGAAGAACCAGCGGGCAAGCTGGGTGTCGAAATTGGCAACCCGTTTCAGATGTTTTTTGATTATCGTATTCCCCACATTCAGGACCAACAAACAATCATCCGGATTCACACCAAGGATACGGAGTATTTACGGCAGAAGTATCCCAGGCTCAAGGACAGTATCCAGCCGTTCAAACGAAGCGAGTTGAATTCCAGGATGCTGCAAAGCTTGAGCGGGTATTTTTATACCGCCAGCGAGGGTGTGAACGAAGAAACTACCGATCTGGTGGAGGTGTGGCACAAGCCCTGCCTGGATTTTCCGCGTGGCTATTACGCCGTATATACGTGTGAACAGACGTTCCTGGAATTGCGGGAACTGCCGTATCGCACGAAGCGGGGCGAATATTTTTACCCCATCGTCCATTACAAGTACGACCGGATGCCGGGGTCAGCCCTGGGCCGCACGCCGATGTTTGACCTCATCGAGAAGCAAAAAACGCGGAACCGCGTTGAGGCAATCGGCGAGATGATTCTCATGCGGACCAGCAATCCGGTGTGGGTGGTGCCGACGCCTGGCACGACGACGGAAATTACTGGCCATGTTGGGCAGGAAATTAAGTACGACCCCAACCAGACCAACGGGGCAGCCCCCATGCGGGTTGAGGCTGCGCAAATGCCGCCGGCTATTGTGGAATGGCTGAACCGCATTGACCAGGATTTTATTTATATCCTGGGGGCAAGCGAGATTACGCTAGGCCAGCGACCGTTGAGCGTTAAGTCCGGCTTCGCGTTGCAGAAAGTGCAGGAAATCAGCAATGACCGGCAGACCGCAGTATTTACGAATTATAGCATTGCGGTAGCTGAGTCCCAGCAGATTGCGCTGGAGGTATTCCGGCTGATTAGTCCGACCGAGCGGTACGCGCGCATCTTTGGTGACAACAAAGAGTGGACGGTCAAGAAAATCAAAGCTACTGACCTTCAGGGTGCAGTAGACGTGGTGTGTCAGCCGGGAGCCTGGACGCCAAAGAGCCACATCGAGCGGCTAGCTACGCTGGAGTTTTTTATCCAGAACGGGCTTATCGACATACAAGACCCGGTGCAAAAACTTCGGATTCATCGTGAGTATGGCATGCCGGGGCTGCTTGCCAGCATGGACGCCGATGACGCGCAGATCGCCCGGGAGCATGACCGCTGGAAGAACGGTGGTCCGCTTGAAATCTCACCGTTTGAAAACTCACAAATGCACCTTATGCGGCATTTGGAAAAATGGAAGTCAGAAGAGTTTGAGTCGGTTCCGCCCGAACGCAAGGAAGTGTTCCTCAGACATATTCTGGCGACACAATACGTGGTGGAAACCGGCAAAATGCCTCCACCTGGGATGTTCGACCAGCAACCGCAAGGCGGTGCTGGTTTGGGGCGGCCCGGACCCCTAGCACCGGCGGGAAGTGGCATGGGTCCAGGGCTGCCAATTGCAGAAGGAGAATCGTATGGGACTAATGGATACGCTGGCTAAACTGAAAGCACAGCAAGAGCTGATGAATAGCGCGGACAAAGCAACGAAGGAAAAAGAAGCCAAGGATGCTCTCGAGCGCTTGAAGAAAAAGCGAGAAGAAGATTTAAATGACGGCGGATTTATGTCGTTTCTGTTTGGCGGCAATATAGCTAAAGGCCTGAAGAAACGTGCATCAATCGACGAAGAAGACAAGAAAAAAGACGACGAAGAAGACGACGAAGAATAACCACCACAGCGCCCGCGCTTCAGCAACGTGGGCGTATTTATCAATCCAGTCGAGCCGTTGCTCGTTAAAATCGTAAAGGAGTAAGTATGACGCTGTTTAGTTTGTCACCCGGCCATCTACAGAGTTTTGGTAGCCCTAGTTATAAACTAGCTCCCAACACAGACGGCGGGGGAACAGGCACTGCTGGTGAGTCGGAAATGTCTGACGCCGACGAGCCTGAAACGAACGAGGATGATGGCGAGGAAGAGGCGGCGGAAGGGTCAGATGAGGGAAAATCAAAGCAGTCGAAGTACGTACCCTACAAGCGGTTTCAAAAACGTCACCAGCTTGCGAAGGAGTACGAAAGTCTTGGACTAAGCCCAGAGGACATGCGGAATGTCCTGCGGAACTACCAGGAGCTGCTCAACGAAATCAACAAGGCGCAATTGCAGAAGGATGAAGGGACCGCTACCCCGAAAAAAGCGCGTATTTCCGCTGAGAAGCGCCAGCAGTTGATTGAGGACTTGGAAGAGCTAATTCCGGGAATTAGCAAGATTGGCGTTATCGCCAGCAAATTGCAAGCACTGGATGGTGACGTACAAGACACCAAAGTAGCTGGGTATGCCCGCACGCTACAGCGTGCCGCCGATCGCATTCCCGAGCTGTTAGCCGACGCGCATTTCGACATCGGCGACAAGCGGTTTGTCAAAGAAGTGGAACGGCAGGTTGCTAGTATTGTAGGGACTGATAAGTCGCTTATGCAACGCTTACAGCGCGGTGACTTGTCTGTGGTGGACGAGGTCTTTGAGTCTGTCAATAAAAATTTTCTCTCAAAATACTTGAGCCACATGCGGCGTAAGCCAAAAATTGATCTGCCTAGCCTGCTGAAAGAGGCAGAAGGGAAAAGCTCCGGTCGGCGCCGCGAAGGTGGGGACGCTGACGAATCCCCCCGTGAGAAGAAAATGCGGCTCAAGCGGCAGGAAGACCGGGAGTTTTACGAACTCTACAAAGAACTTGAAGAGGCGAACAAAAGCTAATGGCAACGTTTGATTCTGCTGCGTATTCCGCGGCGCTAAAAATTAAGTACGGAAAGAAACTGGTTTCACAGGTCAACGACAAGACCACGCTGTTGAAGTTATTCAACGACGACAGCGAAAGCTGGATGGGCCGGTACGTGATGAATCCTATCCTGCTTGGTCGTGGTCAGTCCTTCATGGCTCACGGATCGTTGGGTTTGCTGCCTACGCCAGCCAACGAAACGACCGTAGAGCAACAGATTCCGGTGAAGTGGGTTCGGGGCCGCATTCAATTTGAGGTGGCCTTGATGTTCCAGAGCACCAGCAATGTTGGCGCGTTTGCGAAAGCCAGCGACCTGCTCATGAAGCGGTTGGTGATCAACTTGTCCGACGAGCTGAATCGCATGCTGTCCGCAGGGACTGGCACTGGCGTATTGGCGATGGTGGATGACACGTCTTCTGTGGGCACTGCCGCCGACCCGCTGGAAGTAGACGCCCCTGGGGGTATTGCCAGTGATGGCTACGGCAGCCGGTATCTCCAACCTGGCATGCTGATTGCTTTTACCGACGGTAATATCATTCGCAGCATTCGCCAGATTGTGTCGATTGCGTCTGAAACCGCCACCGTGTCCGGTCTTGTGCTGGACACCCCCGTGACCGCTGGCACGCATTATGCGGACAACGATTTCATCGTGCGTGTGGCTAACCCACAGGTGACGAACCTCGCCCGCGATACCTCGTACAACAACGAGCCGATGGGTCTTGAGGGGATTGTGGATGACGGTACGCTCGTCACCGTGTTCCATAACATTTCGCGGTCGACGTATCCTGACTGGCAAGCGACCCGCTTGAGCGTGTCCGCGTTGTCGCTCGATGCGCTCCAGCGTTTAATGGACACGATTGACCAGCAATCCGGCGAAAGCCCGACTGACCATATCGTGCACCATTCGATTCGCCGTGCATACTACGCGCTGGCCGACCAAAGCCGCACGTTCATGCAGACCGGCAAAGGCCCGGCGAGTTTCGATATCGGCCAAGAGCCACGGGGCGTTGAGGTTGCGTACAACGGCGTTCCTATCACCGTGGATAAGGACGTTCAGCTGGGCGAATGGTTGTCCGTCAACCGCGACCACCTCACCCGCTACGTTCTGCGTGAGGGTGAGTGGGCGGAAGAGACTGGCAGTATGTTCCGCGCCGTCTCTGGCCAGGATGCGCTGGAAGCCATCTACCGTGTGGGCGTGAACTACTCTACCGACATGTGCAATGCGCACGGCAAGCTCGTTGGCATGAGCATTACCAACGCCATCCAGCGGCACGTTGTGTAGTTTACATTCACTTATACTGAAAGTCGGGGGCTTAGTCCCCCGCCAAGGAGTATTGATACATGCCTTTTTCTCCAGCTCAAAACGAGCGTCTCTTTCTTCTTACATCGGTTAGTCTGGATGCAGGAGCGGCTGACCGTGAGTTTACCTTCCGCGTGCCTTTCGGTTGCACCGTGGTTGCGTTGGAAGCGGCAGCGGATGCAGCCGACGCTACAAACAAAGTTACGCCGTCTTTGCGGCGGGGCACGACTGACATTGTGCTGGCGTCTGCGGTTACATCGGCGGACACCGTGGTCCGCAAGACCACGCCCGAGGCTAACCAGAGCTTAAACCTGGATGGCGGCGAGACCATGAAAATTGCCTTGGTCTTTGGTGGAACGCCGGCCAACGTCAAGGGCATCAATGTTGTGGTCTGGGCCACGCCTCGCGTGTACTAAACTGAAAGGAAGACCATGGGCGCGTTCTTTAAGAAATGTCTGGCTTCCGTTTGCATTGATGTGGGGGCGGCGACGAGAGAATTTAGCTTTCAGTTGCCGTTTCAGGCGGCGATTAGTGAGCTAATTGCTTCCGCCGACGCGGCCAGTGCCACTGACAAATTCACTCCCTCCGTGGTGGTGAACGGCACGACGGTGCTCACCGGCGCGGATGTTACGGCAGCGGATACCCCGATCGTGAATGCGGTTAATCAGGGGGCTGACAAAACTATCCCCGCGTACACTACGTGCAAGATCGTTATTACGTTTGCTGGCACCCCCGCAAACGTAAAGGGTATTAACGTTAGTCTGTGGGGCTACCCCAAACGCTAATGGTAGAGACATTCGCAATGCTGGCGCTTATCGGCGCGTATGTCATCATCCTTGTGCTGATGGGGAAGCTCTAACTAGGAGTTAAAACCATGCCACTTCCCGGCTTCGTTTCTGTTCATAATTGTTTACCATACGACATTGAGTTTCAATGTGATATGCGTCCTTATGTGCTTAAGGCGCACCAGTCAGAAGTCATGACCATTCCTATGGCCCAGTGTTGTATTAAGGCCAGCATGTATTTGCTGGACGCTGACAACATCCCCCATTACGGGGCCTGGCTTGATACTGACCCTAACAAGCCAGACGATTTGAGCTATGAGGACATTGGCAGATCCGATCCGTCTGACCCGCTCCAGTCAAGCGGGGTGGAGCTTCAAGACATCGTGCAAATTGGCGGCCAAACTTACGGCCCTCCCACGGTGGTGAAAGTGCCCCAGTCTGAGGTTGTATCGAAACGCCGACCTGTAGACCCCAAAATGTCCTTTATTGCCCAAAGCGAGTAGGTAAACATATGAGAGTGAAAGATTGTTTCGTCTACACTAGCACGACACCCTACAAGCCTTCCAAGCGATTTTTAGAAGAACTCTACAGGATCGCGGAGGGTCGTCTTCGGGTTCGGTGGTCCGACATGCATGATAAATGGGTCTTGGAAGAAAAGCTCACCCGCTGTCGGATCAATTTTACCCACCACATTCCGCAATACATTCTTCGGCGGAAGGGCGTCAAGACCGTTGGCGTGCCGAATGACTCGTTCATTCGCGCCCGGGACGGCTACTGCCTGGTGGGATATTATGACCGAGAGACGCTGTACTATCCGGACTGGGTGCTGCGGGATATCGCGCGGCATGACTTCAGACGGTACGGCGGGTGGAAGAATGTCTTGCAGCAGGTTGAAGACCGGGAGCGGCGCGCCGAAGAAAGCCTGGATCGGCGACACCAGGAAGAGCGCCGATTTATGTCTGAAGAAATTTATAATTCATGGACCTGGCAACAGGGTGAGCGGGTTGCTGTGCCGCGCCAATACGAAAATATAGCGGCGGCTCCTGACCCAGGAAAGAGTTCTCATGGCAATTAGTTTAGAAGTTGTACCCATAGGCAAGTCATCCGTCTTGCGGGGCGTGCTGCTGAATGCCGCGACTAGCACCACCAACGGTGAATGGGTGGAAATCGCCGGCTATCAGGGCACGGTCCACATTACTGGCATTACGACCGCCACCGTGGAAGTCGATGTGAGCAACGAGCCATCCAAGCCGTTGAACACTACACACGGCATAACGCTGTCGTCCGTTACGGCAAACGCCGGTGTTGTGGTGAATTCGGCGTGGCGCTGGATTAAGGTTCGCTGTACGTCGTATACATCAGGCACAATTTCAGCGTACTGGGAAGGAATCGCCTGGTAGCAGGACTGGGTAGCAGTAGGGAGGAGCAATGGACATAGCTGCTGTCGTAGCAGCCGTCGCGTCCTCTACGGCAGTGGCTTTGCTTTGCTTTTTGGCGAAGTTTATATTTGACGTTTCTAACAAGCAAACGTATCTCAGCACTTGGGCCGAAGGGCACGAAGCACTGGACCGGGAACGCTTCACGGCTATAGAACGAGCTATTCAGCACAGAGAAAATATGGAGTGCCAGCGATTCAACGATATACGGGCGGCTGTTAGCCGCATTGACGACCGGCTGGCGCATACCGAGAAATTTGAGCACCGAGAGGACACATGGCGACAGTAAATGATTTGCTTCGGCGCGTGCGGGTGGACCTGCATGAGCCGGTAGAGGCGGTGTGGTCTGACTCCGATATCGCGCAGTGGATTAACGCTGGCATTTATCGCGTCATGGTCCGGCTGAAAGGCGTGCGGGACGACTGGGCAACCCGGCGTATGCGGAGCACGGATAGCGCCGAAACCATCAACAACACTACCTATAACCCCAGCAATTTGCAAATTACGGCAGGCACGACGATTTACACCTTGCCGCCGAACCTGCTGGAGATTCGCACGCTGGAGCCACTCAACCAATCGGATATCAATGCTGGAGTAAAGTTTTTGCCCCGCGACATGTCCAGCCTTGAATGGATTACCATGAACCGCGAGCAGCCGACGACCCAGGTTGTATATTTTTATGACCTGTATGGCACCAACAGCTTGCGAATTACCCCCACGCCAACGGCAACAATCGACACGGAGATATATTACATTGCGGCTCCGAGTGCTGATCTGGGGCTTGGCGATGCGATTACACAAATACCGTTGTGGACGCTCCATGCCGTGGAACAATATGCTGTCTACCGCGCGCTGCGAGCGATTAACCACCCAGACGCGAACAGCGAGTTAGCCCGCGCTGATCGGGAACTCGCCGAAATGGTTAGCATGGCGTCACCTCGTGAAACAAACGATCCGAAAATTGTAGAAGGGATTTTTGATGAGGAAGACCTGTTGCCTTTTGTTTTTACTTATTAGTTTGCTGGTGGGGCGGAGCGTAGACGCTGTCCAGACAACATACGTGCTGGTAGGCTCGCAAGACCTGGACCTCGGGGCGCTCAGCTTTACCACGAACTTTCTGGACACGCAGGCTGGGTATCTGAGCTATGTGGGGATTAGTTTTTCTTCCGCCCCTGAAGCCAGCGAAACGATTGTTGTGTACGTCGCCAGCCGTAACGGCAGCACGTTTGATACCGAGCTGGGGCGAATCAGCACGATAGCTGGAACAACCAAGACAGTCACCTTTTTATTTAACGAGTCGGTGCCCGTCAATGCGCTGGATCAGATCAAAGTCACCTGCACCAACAACAGCCAGAGTGTGGGTGAAGTCAACGACGATCCTACCGTTTCCGTCACCGTAGCGATGGACACCACGGCGCGCCAGGGCGGCATTATCCAGATTTACCGAGACGGCCAATTCGTGGTGGCTGAGGGAATACATGACTATCGTATGCATTTTGGCGACGTTATTCCTGACGCCAACCAGGATTTTGGGCCATACTATTCAGACTGGACCCAAATGCCGACTCCTAGCAACCCGGCAACCGGCACGCGACGGTTGTTTGTCGATAGCAGCACCGGTCAGCTATCTGTCCGCACCAGCGCTGGCACGACGGTGAGCCTGGAAGCTGCCGGGTCCGGGTATACCACCATTTATGACGAAACAACCCAGCTCACACAACGGTCTAACCTAAAGTTCACGGGGAGTGGGGTAACCTGTACCGACAACGGTACAGACTCCACGGTGTGTGATGTGCCGTCAGGGTCCGGGTACAATACGGTGTACGATGAATCGACGCAGTTGACACAGCGGTCTAAGCTGAAGTTCACGGGCGGCGGGGTAACATGCACCGACAACGGTACAGACACTACGGTGTGTGACGTACCGTCCGGGTCTGGCTCTGGGGACATCACTACGGTGGGTAGCTGTCTTACCGGCGATTGCGCCGTTGAGGGCGGCCAGGATGTCTTCCCGATGCTTTACGAGGGTACGGCGAATGCGTTTGAAACGACATTCACGGCGAATGACCCCACGGCAGATCGCACTATTACTTTTCCGGATGCAACCGGCGAGGTGAGCCTGCTCGGTCAGACCATTGACCTTACATCTGAGGTAACAGGCACGCTGCCTGTAGCCAATGGCGGCACTGGGCGATCCTCCCTGACTGGAGATGATTACACGCTAGTGGCGGATTCGGCCACGTCCCTTACACCGCGCCAGCTTCCGAACTGCACGGACACGGGCGGTCAGCATTTGAACTACTCGCAAGCCACAAACACCTTTAGTTGTGGCACATCGAGCGGATCATCGGGTACAACCAAACTGATGTTTTCTGGGAACACCAACGGTACGGCGATGAGCACGAGTCCTGCGTATCATATCGTGTCCGGCCAGAGCGGCCCGGCAAGCACAGAATCCAAGCAAGCCAGAGCTAACGCCTTTGTTCTGAGCGGCACGTTCAAAAATATGTATTGTGAGCTTGGCACAGCGCCGGGTGCTGGCAACACCAGGAGTGTTACTTTGACGCGGCTAGGACCAACCGCTACTGCCGTTACATGCAACATCGCTGGCACGGCCACGACATGTAGCGACACTACAAACACTGCAACTATAACCGCTTCTGCCAGCAGCCCTGTATACATGGAATACCGATGGGCGACTGTCGCTGGCACGCCAGCCAACTCAACCGCTACGTGCTCTATTGAGTTCGATCCATCGTAACGAACCCACCAACATTTACTTCACAATTCGGTTAGCAAAAATTATGTATTAGGGTGCTATCCCCATGCCAGATAATTTTTTCATCCAGGAACAGCCGGGAAGCTGGTTCGGGCTATACAGTCAGGCAAGCGAACCGGCGGCGTTGAATACGCGGTTCTTCACTATGTTTCACAACATGGTGATCCACAACGGTATGCCGCAATCTCGCCCGGGACGGCGGATTCTAAACTCCACGCTGCTCGGTGATGGCGCAAGAACCGTGTACGGAATCGGTATATGGCGGGCGTCTAGCGGTGATTTACTGATTGTGGCGTGTGGAAGTTTGTTGCAGTCTCTCCCAATTACTGGCGGCGATCCCACCACGCTAGCGACTAGCTATCCTACCGGGTTCCGCACATCCCCCACAGGAGCCAGAACAATTTTCGCTCAGCTTGGTGGTAGGCTGTTTATTGTCAACGGCGTTGATGCTAATGTGAAGTTCAACGGCACCAACTTGACGCGCATGGGGCTGGTGGCCCCTTCTACGCTGACCGCGCCAACAAAATCCGGGGGCACCCTTACCGGCACCCGAAAGTATGTGGCAACGCTGGTATCAAGTACCATTAACGGCAGCGTTGAGTCAGAACCCACGGCAGCCATAAGCGTCAGCTATACAAACCAGCAGGGCACATTCAGCGCACCTGCGGTGCCTAGCAGTGATCCCCAGGTAGACAGGTGGAACCTCTACGGCACAACCATGGGAGGGAGCACCTATTATAAGCTTAATTCTACCCCACAATCGCGGTCAGCAACGATTGTAGATAACCTGACTGACGCCAGCATTCAGGCTGGCACGCTGCTGGCTGCATCGTTGACCAACAGCCCTCCCCCTGGCACGTTTCGGCTGCTAACTCCACACCAGGGTAGACTGGTTGGCGTAACTGCTGAAGAACCAAACACGCTATATTGGAGCGATCTTGGGCTTGATCTGGCGGGAATCTATCCCAAACCGGAAAGCTGGCCGCCGCGCAATAGAATCGTCTTCGGTGAAAACGGTGGTACGGCCATTACGGCGCTAGTGAGCTTTTTTGACTGGCTATTGGTGTTCCAGAATTTCGGCACCTGGTCCATTAAGGACGATATCAATTCTGACGCCAAGATCATTCGCCCGCTGTTGGTGGGCCCGGATAACCGGGGTATTGGCGTTGCTGACCAAACTAACGTCGCCATTGCAGAAAATAAGGTGATCTTTGCCGCCAAAGATGGGTTATACCATATCATACGGGAAGTGGGGTTCGTGCAGGCTGATCTGGCAGTGAGGCCGCTGTCTTCCAACGTTTCGGACCTGTATCAGAGCATTAATTTTGGCGCGGGCGGTTGTTCCATTTATGACCGAGACAAAAAACGTTGGGTATTTTGGGGCAAAGGCCGTGAAAATCTCGACGTGACACAAAACTAACATGAGCTACGTAAAGTCAGGAACAGCAAACATAACATTTTACAACGGCACGTCCTTCTATCAGTTTGAGCAACGGGTTCCTTTAAACATTGCATCCGGCTCAGCCAGTGATATGGATGTTATAACGGTGGTGTCTTTTACCGCGCAATTTGCTGAGCCAGTGCCAGCGAATACGCTCATTGCGATGTATCCGTCTGGCAGTATCAGCCCCCTACTCAGCGGCACAATCCCTGCCGGTGAGCGAACGATCAGCTTGAGTGCGTCGGCATCACAGCTCAGTGCGGCTGGTCTTCAGGGCGGTACCCTCTGGAAATATGCATACCTGAGCGTAATTCCGCAAACCGTTCCGACAAGCCCCACCAATGTAACGATCCAGATGTCCGCGACACTGAACGTGACCAGCACTACCGGCACGGTGCCTGCTGGCACCACAGGCGACCGGTTTGCTGTACGGACCCAGCCACCGTCTACCATCGCACCGAATACCCAGTTCACCATAAACATAGATGTTGTGGACAGTAACGGTCACCGCGATGCGGGCTACGAAGGTTGGGCATATGTATCAATGTACTACACAGACGAAGCTATCGCTAAATCGGGATGGCTGGCGGCTGAGCCCAAAGTTATATTTTATTCCCTACATATTGAAGACGGTACGGCAAGTGTTACGGTGTCGATCTTGCCCGCACATGCCAACCATGATGTGTATTGGAAGATTGAGCCAGAAGGTGTCGGTTACACCACGCCGCAGAAAACAACCACACACACATGCCACGTAACAGGCACTGGCGGTGGGCCTAGCTGGCATCTTAGCTTTGCGACGCAACCCCAACTCATTAACACCCTCGGTGATACCATACCCGCTGTAAGCGTGGAGATACTTGACGCAAACGGTAATGTTGATCCGACATTTTTGGACTATGTGCAGCTTCAGGTCAATAAAGCAGATGGAAAAACGCCAGCGGATACCGGCAGTCTGAGCGGCACTACATTTGTTAAGCTTAGTGGCGGAGTGGCTACATTTGATACGTTAAAGGTGCTAAAGCCGGGGGGATATACGCTGCGGGCAACACACTCCTTGGCACGATCGACTACCAGCAACGTGTTTTATGGTGTCGGCACGGATGTTCTGGCCTCTAGCACAGCGCTTCGGCAGAATATCCGGAACGACAATACTGCATGGCAGAAGACTACCGGCACATCTAATCCTACGTTTGCGACTCCTTCCAGCACCGAACTCAACAACGTCAACGGCGACCTGGCTAGCACCAACAAGGTTACAGTTGACGGCTTTCGTATGACCTTTCCCTTTTATATGGTGCTTACGAAGGTCATAATAAAGGCTAAGGTAAGCTCGGTGACGGCTGGTCCATACTGGCAGCTATACACCAGCGATGACACCACAACACCCACCAACGGGACGTGGAAGGTCAGGAAATCGTATACGCCACCAAACACCAATATCACAACTGTTACCTGGACATTCCCCACAACCACAGTCACCAAAGGATTGTGGGTGACACAAAATAAAAACGGCGGTAGCAGTACGTGTGACTGGTACAGCATTCAGGTGTTTGGTCATTACATGAATAGTGATATTCAATTTTTCGATGTCACCACCCACCAGCCGGTTGTTGAAGAGTATATCGGTGTACCGAACCCGTTCAAGACGCTGAGTGGGGCGCAAACCGTGTCCCGGACCCTGCTCGTAAAGAACAACACCTCCGCGACAAAACAACTCCAGCTACAACTTGAGCCGATTCGGTCCGGCGGTGATACGCGGGCGGACGCTGATAATGCGGTGCTCTTGGACGAATCCGGTAAAGTGCTGGACTATCCGCTCATTGTTCCTGCTGATGGCTTTGGAACGTTTCAGGTGAAGTACACGATAGCCGCTGCCGATAACGACAATTCCGGCAAGCATTACATGCGGATCAATGCCTACGAATGGGAAGAAACCACGGGCTGGATAGGCACGATATGGACCGGCACTAATCAATTTGTTCTCAAGGGCATTGTGTCTGGTTCTAATGTCGGAGCCGTCGGTGGCACGAACGTTACGGATTGTGCGTATGACGTGGCGCACCGCAGTCTTCTTTCGTTGTGGATAGGCACTGGCGGATTGAACACCTCGTTGTTTGTTGATTGCTCCACACCAACAGGCGCTGGTCCCCTACCTTGGAGCCAGATCACCGGTGTAACTCCTAATACTGGCTTTACCAGGCTGGCCTTTAGGGATGACAATATATTGCTCACCCGCAACGACAGCACAACCTGTTATGTCTTTTCCAAGGTGTACTCGTTGTCTGGCAGTCAACCGCTCTCAACAGCCAGCACCTTTACCTTGCCCACTGCCGCTACTGGAGATAAAATAGCGGTTGGTAGCGACACAGGATATTTCCACATTCTGAACGGCACTAGCGGTAGCGTGCGGCTGTACAGATCGACAACGTCCGGGGCTATAGCGGGCAATGTGTCGCTGTCGTCGTGGTTGGGGTCTGGCACGATTACCGGGATGTGGTACGATGCTATCAACAGGTTGATATTCTTAGTGACTGCCGTGAGCGGCGGTACGCGAAAGATTGCATGGTACAACTCGACCACGCTGCAACAAGTTGGCACCGCCACCAATGCCGACCGGAACACGTTTGACTGCTACGGGGGGTTCACCCAGGGCACCAGCTATTATTTGTTCTTTGGGGCGCGGTATTTATGGCGATACGCTTCAACGTCATATTCCGGCGGCACGGAGATCAAAGACTTTGCGCCGTCGTCGCCCAGCACGAAAGGCCCGGCCTATTCGGTGATCTAATATGGGATTTCTACCAGGAGCGCATGCGGTAATAGAATTGGGAAAGGCCATTGCAAACCCCAGTGGCCCAACCCTGGATTTAGCGGATTTAAACTTTGCCGTTGTGATGGCCGAAGAGACGGAAGAACCGACAGCCCGTTTCTCTACATGGGGGATGGCGGCTGATGCAGGAACCGTATACCAGTCCAACACGGCTGGCAATAAAATTATAATCGGCGACGCCGGGAACTTGTATGTATTGGATCCAGATATCCACAGTGACGATGGCGTGCCGATTCCGCTGGTGATACAAACCGGCCCGTTTCCGGGTGTGGAAGACAACACGCCAGCGAATGTGAAAAAGCGGATTCATGAAATAAGCTGGCAGGTAGCTACCGCGCCACCGCCGGGCGGCTATCTCGTGTGGGTAACTGTTATGGACGTAGACAACCCCGCCACAAATTACCGGCAATTTGCTGTTCGGCAAACCACGCGGCAAGTCTTGCTTCGCGTGGGGCTGGAATGTCGGCAATTCAAGATACGAATTGAGCTTACCACGTCCCAAACTTACGATATCATCACGATCGGCGTAAAGGGGCAGTTGCTACACATGCCCTACACCAAGCTCGCTAACACTCAATCTCTCACTGTAGGTAACAAGTAATATGGATAGTAATTCTTACGGAAAAACGAACAGTCCCAAAGAATATTTTGGTCTTCGTAGTAACGCCGGGGACGGCTCCAACTCAAGCTGGCTGAGCTTTAAAGACCTGCTGGCCAAGTTCAGCTCATACGAGCCCCGGTTCGACCCCATTGATAGGGCCGGGCTGGAAAATCTAAAGAATCGTCTGGCGGAAGCTGATCGGTTAGCCGCCGACCCGCTCAGCTCGCCAGGAGCACAAAAAGCCCTTCAGGCGATTAACCAGGGCGCAGCCCGCCGTGCGGAGTTTGAGCGCGGGGCTGCTATCGGGCGTGGGGCGGCGACTGGCGCGAATGCATTTAGCGGCAGTCTCGCACAAACGGCAGGAGACATTGTGAGTCGTCAAAATGACGCCGTTACAGCTATGACCGGCGAGCTGGCTAACAAGCTCATGCAGCAATACCGGGAGGAAGGCTTGTCCTTAAGCCAGGCATACGCTGCTACACTCAACGACATGGCGCGCATAAATACCGATCGGGAAAAGGTGCGCGCTGACTGGAATGCACAACTGGCGTCAATCCTACAGCGATATAACGACCTGCGCTATCAAACCATGATGGAGCAAGCCAGGATAGCCGAAAACGCCCGGCAATTTGACGTATTACACCCCAACGATAAGCGCGTAAACTGGAAAAATTACTTCGACATGCTGTTTTACCGCTAGGGGATTTATGGCTTTTTACACTTATTCCAGTGAGAATTAAACTATGGCAGCGAGAATATCAACGAAATTCGAGGATTTTATACAAAAAAAGATCGACGATCCATTCGGCCCGCCACCCACTCCAGAACAAATCGAAGAGGCCACGAAAGAAAAACTCAAACAACTCAGAGCCGAGAGCCAGCTTATGGCCCTGCGACGCGTAAATGAACTCGAGCAAGTTTGGGAGCAAAACAGGAAACGAATGGCAGAGGCGTATGCCGCGCCGGGGGTGTATAAGCCGGACATGGGAAGAGAGGCCAGCGAATGGATGAAAAGTGCGGAAGGGAACGACAACATGGCACTGCAATACATGTTGGAGTCCGCACTTGCCGGTAAACAGATGCATTTTACTATCGGATCAAATCTATCCGGCCCTATCATCAAAGACGACTCCGAGAAGAGGCGTATGCTGGAGGAGCAGGACCGCCAGCGCAGAGATTTAATAGCCAAATACGGCGAGCGTGGGTTTATGGATCTCCTCGCTAATCTGCAAAATGGTCAGCAAGCAGAAGAATAAGCCCGAGGCACATGCGACTATTCCAGTGAGAATTAAACTATGAGATTCTTAGATTTGCTACGTCGTTCCCTACGTCAGCCCGCCGATGAAGAAGACGACATTACAAAGGCCACGAAAGAAAAACTCAAACAACTCAGAATCCAAGGCGAAGCCATGGCCCTACGCCGAGTAAATGAGCTCGAGCAAGCTTGGGGGCAAAACAGGAAGGAAACTGCGCGAAGAATAGCTGAACCTGGCGAGCATAAGCTACCCATGCCAGAGATGGCCGAGAATTGGCTTAAAAATGCGGAAGGGAACGACAACATGGCACTGCAATACATGTTGGAGTCCGCACTTGCCGGTAAACAGATGCATTTTACTATCGGATCAAATCTATCCGGCCCTATCATCAAAGACCCACGGTCTGCCAGCCTTGATGATATTTCTAATGAGCGCAAGCTCAAAGAAATGCAAGCAAAATACGGCCAACGCGGGTTTGAGTCGTTACTGGCCGGGATACAAGCCGACATGTAAGAG